CCATCCAACCCAAACGAAACACCGTTGCCATCGTTAAATTGAATAGTTTGTAGATTACCGCTGGTCGTGCCTGCCGACACGTTAATGGCACCGCCACCACCGGGAGCCGCTACGCTGATCGCCAAACCGTTGCTGTTCAGGGTTATGCTGGCGTTTGTCGCGCTGGTGCCGGTACCGGCGTACCCTGCGGCGTTGAAACTGAACCCGCTGCTGTTGATCGTCGCGGTGACGTTTGTCACCGCCGTGTTGAGGCCGATCGCGTCGTTCGATGCCCGAGCCGTGGTCAAGTAGTTGCCGGTACTCTGCAGGGCGGTCGTGATGTTCGACGCCAAGCCAAAAGTGATGCTGTTGCCGTTGCGCGAGGACGACAGACTGGAGCCTGTGTTGAACGAGAATATACCAGTCGAGCCGTTGATGCTGTTAACGACTTGGTTGGATTGCGCAGCAGTAGTCAGATACGCACCTTGCGACTGGTAATTGGTTGCCACCGTGGCCGTCACTACGCCATTGGTGTCCATACCAAAGGTCACACCACTCGCATTGCTGAATACAACCGTGCCAGTGCTTGTCGAATTGGTTCCTGCCGATATCGCAACGCCACCGCCGCCCGGGCCACCAGCATTGACGCTGATTGATATGGCGTTGGATGCAATCGTTCCAGAAGCATTGGTGCCGAAGAAAGCCGCGTTACCCTGCACGAACTGTGTGCTGGCTCCAGACTGCATCGCGGTGGTGAGATATGCGCCCTGCGACTGATAATCCGTCTTTACGGAAGCCTGTATGCCGCCAGCTTGCGTGGCCCAAGTAACACCGGAACCCTCGACAAACTTCAGGGTGCTGAAATTGAACGAGCCGTTGGAGGCTGAAGCAGCGACCGGCTGCACCGACTGTGCAGCAACCGAAACGGATACCCCATTCGATGCAATCGTTCCGGAGGCATTGGTTCCGGCGAAAGCAGCGGTAGCCTGCACAAAGTCAGACCCACGATTGGAGGCCATCGCCGTAGTGATGTAGTTGCCTACGCTAACCGAGATGCCGTTTGATGCGACGGTTCCAGAAGCGTTGGTTCCAGCAAAGGCGGCGGTAGCCTGCACAAAGTCAGACCCACGATTACTCGCCATCGCCGTGGTGAGATACGCACCTTGCGACTGGTAATTGGTTGCCACCGTGCCGGTAACAACTCCGTTCGTGTTCATGCCAAACGACACGCCGTTGGAGTTGCTGAACACCACTGTGCCGGTGCTCGTAGAGTTTGTCCCGGCGGAAATCGCCACGCCGCCACCGCCACCGCCACCGCCACCGGCGGCTGAAGCGGTCAACACCCCGTTACTCAGGCCAAAGCTGACCCCGTTGGAGTTGGAGAAGGAGATTGTGCCTGTCGCTTGCGAGGATGTCCCCGCAGAAATGGCTGGGCCCGCCGTCAACACGACCGTTGGGTTCAGAACGCTGACTATCTTGAAATCGCTCATCAGCTATACGACAGGGATGCCCTGTCGTTCCAAATGTTTGTGTAGTCGCCAGACCCATTTGCATAGGTGATGGAAACCCCACTGGTCGTATCAATACGCATGATCTGCCACAAAGCAGCCGAAGTGGCAGATCCCGGTTGCGCCTGACCCAAATAAAGAATAGGAGAAGCAGAGGCGTCAAACTGAAGGGCGAGCGCCTCTTGATTAACGACCCAAGGAAAATCTTCGGGGTCATATTGCTTTACAACCCCTCCGACGATACCTATTCCGTTACGCTGCCCCACTCAAGACTCTCGCTAACTGTTGTGCAACCGTGTCGAGCATCTTACGCTTTTCTTCGTAATCTGCTTTGGCTTGGTCTGCTCTATCAGCGGCGAGTTTGGCTTTAGCGGTTTCCTCCTGATACATCTTCTGGTCTGGCTCAACTGCAGCGTACTTAGCCACCGCGTCTGCCATCATGGTAGCGGCAGTCTGCTCACGCGCCTGAACTCCAGCCATCTCAGCATCAACATGCTCCCTGAACGACTTGATAGCGGCTCTTTGACTGTCAGCTTCCAATGTTGCGGCAGTCAAACGCCGCTCCGCTTCAGTGGTCGCGTCAGCCACCAACCTATCAGCCTTGGTTTTGGCGTCGGCCAGCAGAAGCGCGGCGGCATTTTTGGCGCTTTCAAGCGCCTCGTTCGCTTTGTCTACCGCCTCAGAAGCCTCTTTACGCAGAGCGAGAATGTCGCCAACAAGTTGGTTTTTCTCAAGCTGCTCATCAAAGTCTTTCTTCGACTGCTCAATCAGCGCCATGCGGCGCTGGAACTCGACTGGATCAGCGGCGATAAGCTGCAGCAACTCCATTGAAACCGGAGCGCCGCCTGCACCGCCGCCTACAACACCACCTTCGATTCCCATAGATTAGCCCAATCCCGCTTGGCGAACAGTTATGGTGACTGGAGCGGTGCCTGCAGTGATCTTCATCCGCACCGCAGCAACAGGGGCCGTAAGACTGCCATCGCTGTCAGTCGTCTTGTCCGTGAGGCTTGACACGCTAGTCCAACGAAGACCATTGCTTTGCACAACACTCAGGCTGAACACATCGTCGTAGGTATACTGAACGGTGGCAGTGGAACCAGCGGTCGGAAACTCCAGCGCAAGCGACGTATTGAACGGCGACACATATTGCCCAAGCGGAATTGGATGTGTGCAGCCAACGCCGTTGGTTCCGGAAGTCAAAGTGCCAGCGACTGAACCGGTATGCGTGATGCTGGTCACCGTATAAAAGTCGATGGTGGAAGTCGCAACACCAGCGTTTGCTCCGGTAATGGTTTCCGAAATCGCAACTCCGTTGTCGTTTGTCCCAGTAATGGTGAACGTGATGCCGGAGTCATTGCCGCCGGAGGTGATGATCACTTGACGTTGAGTAACCAGATTTGCCACGCCACCTGACACCAACGACCCGTTGAGGGTGATGGCTCCAGCACCGGGCGACTGTGAGGTGCAAATCCCGGTGCTTACCGCCGCAGCAAGCTGCTTGGTAATAAAAATGGGTCTCACAGCACCCTCCTATCAGGACGTAGCGAACGGAGTGGCAACAGTTCCGGTGCCGAGAGCAACGCCTTGTACCATGTATTTCAGCGCAGTCAGCGCAGCAATCGCGACAATCTGCACCCACGTACCTGCAACGCCGCCAGTGGTGCCGCCGTTGAAGTTGATAAAGTCGTCCGAAGCACCGGCAGTGTAGGCGACCAGTGCGTTCGAGGTGTCGGTGTCAATACCAAAAATCGTGCCGACGAAGCGGTCGGTGCCGTCCGTTCCGATCTTCAGGCTGCTGGTAGCGATCGTGGTCGGAACCCAGATCGTGTAAACGACGCCTTCGTTGTTCAGGGTGTTCGGATCAGCGCCGGGGCCCGAGGAGGTCGGGTCTGCCGAAGCATTGATCGTGGGCAGCGTCAGCGTGAGGTTCGCCGCCAGAGTGCCGCCGACCGTGAGGATGCGACCGCCATGAGCGGAGGGGCTCAGAGTCGTGCTGGCCGTAATTGCAACAATAGAACCCGCCCCTTGCTGGAAAACACCGCCAAGCGAGCGAATCGGGCCGTCAAAAGTGGTAATAGCCATGTGAATCCTTTCGTGTTGTAGCACATCCCCGCATCGTCTCTACAAAGTCTGCTGGGTCAGTCGATACGGGTATAAACCCCAGAACAGCTCCTTTATAACAGATGCCCCACAAAAAGAAAAGGACCCCCGAAGGAGTCCTTTCCAGTACTACATACTTCGATTAAGCACCGCTCGAACCGAAGATGCCCAGCGGGTCAGACCAGCCGAACGAGTAACGCTCACGGGACTTGTAACGCACGTTGCCCGTGTCGAAATCGCCGTCCATGCTGTTTGCCAGCGGGGTGCGAACGAAGTGCTTCAGACCGTTCGGTACGTCCGTGGTCAGGAACCTCGCGTTGATGTCGTTGTTGTTGGTACCAACACGCAGCTCGGTTTGGAGCAGGCGGGTCGCAACGAACATCAGGTTGACCGGAACAACCAGCTTACGCGGCTTGGCAGCAATCAGCAGACCACGCTCATCCGTCCAGCCAGCGATCTGAATGACCGCGGCTTCGAGCGAGGTTTCGTTCAGGTCCGCTTGGGTCGCGAACGTGTTGCTGTTGGTGCCGCCGCTGACCAGCGGATGTGCCGTGTTGCACAGCGATTTGCCGTCGCCGCCGTTGTAGCCGCTCGCCGCAAAGGCGTTGTTCAGCACCGAGGCAGCTTTCACCTGTTTGGTGTAGGCCATAGCGCGAGCCAGAGCCTTGGTGTAACGGCTGGACAGCGAATCGTACAGGTTATCTTCGACCGCCTCTTCGGTGATCGAGAAGCCCAGTGCGATGGTTTCGTGGTTGTAACGGGCCGTCCATGCTTCTTGCGCGTTATCGTACGCAATCGCGTTGCCCTCGTTTTTCACGGGGGCGGCGCTGAAGCCCGACAGCTTCGTTTCTTCCTCGAAGGAACGCTCGGAGTTTTCGGTCTCGAAAATCTCCTTGTGCTCTTCGCCGTAGCGCGAGTATTCCATGCCAAACAGCGCATTGAGACCCGGCAGGAGTTCCTTGAGTAGTTGGGAACGAGAAATAGCCATGTTTCAGTCTCCTTATACGCCAGTAGCGCTTTGATACTGGTGCATTCCGAAGTTCCACTTCACGATCACTTCGGTATACGAACCCAGCGAGTTTGCGGTGTCCGGAACAACATCGACAATGCGAACCGGCAGGGTGTTGGTCGTCGCCGTGGTGGCCGAGATTGCAACCAGCGAGTCGCCAGTGATGGTCGAACCGGTGTTATCCACCAAGGCCGCGTTAAAGCCAACCGCGTCTTGACCGACGCCACTCATCGTGGTGCCGCTCGAAACCACAGCAACTTTGAACAGCGCGTCGTAATCATCGACCACATACGCCTTGATGTCCGCAGCAACGGTGCCTGCGGGGAAATACTGCTTGAACACCTTCTGGTTGCTGTTCGGATCGGTGTAGGTGCAACCGAGAAACACACCAACGGGGGTCATTGCAGAGTCAGCCGGATCGCGGGTGATGTAGCCACCGGTCAGTTTGACGGCATCGCCAAAGAAAATGGACGTGCCTTCACCAGTCTTGATAGCCATCAGACGGGTCGAACCGGCATACACCTGCCCACCGATCAGATTGATCGGCTTCAAGCCATACGGCTTGTCAATCGTGGGGTAAGCCATTGTTTATACTCCTAAAAATTGGGTTATTTAGTTCCTTTGCCAAACGTCACACCCGAACGCTTCTCAGCGAAGAGGGGCATCCGTGCGTCGTTGGCTCTCATGAAGTTGTTGTCCACGGCTTCCGTCTGGGACTGGGCTTGGTTCTGGAACCACTCATTGCGAGCTTCCACCATCTCCGACGGGGCCTTGCACAACACCAGACCACCGATCTCGATACCGCCGGGGAACCGGCCATTCGGGTCAGCGATCATCATGATTTCCGGGTGATCTTCGGCTTTCACCGGCACCCAGCCT